GCGGTGAACGACATGATGGAAGCGCAACAGGATTACTTCAAGCAGCAGAATCAACACCGGCTAAAAATAGCAAAGATCAAAGAACAGAAGGTTAATCAGCTTCTTCAACCTTACATCAAACAGGGAATTATAAAGCCAAGAAAAACAACTGTAATCAACACTAACACACTATTCACATGAAACGGTCAAAGCAAGTAACAGTTCAAATATTCATCACTGCCCATGCCTTTGAAAGAGGTAAGGAAAGACTTGGGCTTAGTGAAAAGCCATTTCAAAAAATGGCAATGAAAGCTTTCATATCAGGCATTATGCACAGTGAAACGGTGGGTGAACTAAAGAAGTTCATTTCTGATCTATACAATGTACAGAAGAATGCGAACTGCATCAGAATTTATGGTGAAGTGATTTACCTGTTTGCCGACAATACACTAATCACCGTATTACATCTTCCGAACGAATTGAAAAAATATTTACCACTTATAAAAACACAAAAATGAAAACGGACATCTTAGAAATCGTAAAAGACAAAGCAGTGCAAGCTTTTAAAAATGCAGATCAAAAAGGCAAACAGCTTCTTACCGATCTGTTCGGTAAAAAAGTATTGACAGTTGACGTAATAGAACGAATTGAAACATGGGAAGACGTGTTTGCTGATCATGAAACAACGGAATCAGAAGCATTGCCCTGGAAGAATGCGAACACACCCGCAAAAGTGTGGTTAAACGCAGTAGAAATGATCCGTCTTCTCTTTGAATCACTGAACGAAGGTGAAGTGCTTGACTTTACAAAAGCAGATCAGCGAAAAGTACGTGGATGGGTGAACATCGTTAAAGATGATAATGACCCTGCGGGCTTCCGCGTGACGGGCACGAGCACGTACTGGACGAACACGGGCACGAATGTCGGCTCCCGGCTTTGCTTAAAAGATGAAAGGTTGTGGCAGCATGTATTTGCGAATACACATTTCATGGAAAAATTCAAAATATATTTTAACAAATAAAACAACCATCATGCAAAACGTAAATTATCAGAAAATTAAAGGCTTCCCTGCTGCCTGTAAAGCAGAGGGCTTAGACCCGGTTAAGCTTGTCGCTAAATGGGAAAAGAACGGTGACACCAAAGATGAAATTGCTTACAAGATGTGGAAGATTTTCCTGAAAGCAATTAACGGTACATGGGTTGCCGATTTTACAAATCCAAATCAGGAAAAATGGTTTGGCATCGTTTGGGTAGAAAAAAAGAAGAAGGGTGCGGGCTTCCGCGTGACGTGCGCGCGCACGGACTGGACGGACACGGGCACGGGTGTCGGCTCCCGGCTTTGCACCGAAACACGCGAACAGTTTTTACACGCGCTGAAGTATGGTGAACAGATGTATTTAGACTTTTATTTAGCGTAAATGAAACAGGTTGTACGCTGCCAGGTGCAGGCTTCCGCGTGACGAACACGAACACGAACTGGACGAACACGAACACGAATGTCAGCTCCCAGCTATGCGAAGAATTAATGCAGCGTAAACCTTGCCACTTGGCAAAAAATCACTGATCTAAAATGAAGGTCTTTAGTATCCCGATTTGGTTGAGAAACAGACCTGATATAAGCAAAGTATGAAACGGTACAATAATTTGTACGATACAATATGTAGCATGGATAACCTTATGCTGGCCGATCAAAAGGCCAGCAAAGGTAAATCCAGCCAGTACGGTGTTATCACACATGCTAAAAACCGTGAAGCAAATCTTGCTACTATCTATCACGACCTTATAACTAAGACTTACACAACATCCAAGTATAAAACATCAGTGGTCATGGAACCAAAGGAAAGATTGGTACATAAGTTGCCTTTCTATCCTGATCGTATTGTTCACCATGCGATAATGAATGTTTTAGAGCCTGTTTTTACCAATCTTTTTACTGCTGATACTTATAGCTGCATTAAAGGAAGGGGCATTCACGGTCTTGCCAACAACCTTCGTAAGGCATTAGACCAGGACAGACCCGGAACTGAATATTGCCTGAAGCTTGACATAAGGAAATTTTATGCAAGCATTGATCACGACATCTTAAAGCAACTGCTTCGCCGAAAATTCAAAGACAATGATCTGCTGTGGTTATTGGATGATATTATCGATAGCGCAGACGGCGTTCCCATCGGAAATTATTTAAGCCAGTATTTTGCGAACTTTTATCTGACATACTTTGATCACTGGATCAAGGAAGTGAAAGGTGTAAAGTATTATTTCCGGTACGCGGATGATATAGTGATCTGTTCAGACAACAAGGTATTCCTGCACAATCTATTAACGGACATTAAAGAGTATTTAAGCACTGAATTAAAGCTTGATGTAAAAGGTAACCATCAGGTATTCCCCGTTTCGGTTCGTGGTATTGATGTAGTTGGTTATCGTTTCTTTCATACTCATACATTATTGCGAAAAAGCATCAAGAAAAACTTTGCACGGAAGGTTGCACGTAACGGAAGTCATTCAACCATTTCCGCTTATTACGGATGGACAAAACATGCAGATTGTAAACACTTATTCAAAACCTTACTAACCTATGAACAGCTTTCAAGATTTCGGGATCGTAAACAAACCGGCAAAATTCGCAGGAGAAAAAATAAGCATTTACAGAATACTGGACAAGCAGATAGTGGTTCACTTTTTCAAGATAGAAGATTCCAAAAAGAGCAAAGACCCGGAAGGGAAGTGCCTTACCATGCAGATTGAATTGAACGGCACTAAGCATGTTGTATTCACCGGATCGCTTAACCTGCAAGATGTAATTAAGAAAGTACCGGACAATAGGTTTCCTTTTACAACGACCATAAAATAAGTAAATAAAGCATTCATTTTTACCTAACAGATATGAGAAAGTTCGCAATTACATCACCAAAATTTAAGGGCAAGGTTGAAGCCATGTATAATCTTGACGGACAGTTAAGCAAGATAGATTTTTCTGCTGCTGAACTGAATGAAGATGGCGTTAAATGGCTGAAGCACCGCATTAGCGCATCGCTGGAAGGAATATTCGATTGCTTCAAGGATACAGGATTGAGTGTACAGGAAGAAGATTTTGAAGTGACGTTTGAAGATTTTTGGCGCGAATATCCATATAAACGCAATAAGCACCTTGCAAGCGACTATTGGTTGAAAATGACCACCAGCCAACAGTACACTGCATTTATGGCGGCAATTGAATACCGTAAATACTGTGATCGTAACAAATGGTACAATGCAATGATTGCAGATACCTGGTTAAAGAAAGGACAATTTAAAAATGACTGGAAAAACTTATAATCATGCGCGACATTACACCCGGTCAATTAAAGATCATCAATACTATCATCAGCGTTCGCAACCTGAAGGCATACAAAGAAGATATTATTAAAGGTGCAAGTGATGGCCGTGTTAGCAGTTCAAAGGATTTGTACTATGATGAAGCAGATATACTGATCAAGAAGCTGAATACTGAAAAGACTGCCGACTTTGATAAAGGACATAAGATGCGTGGCAAAATATTAAGCCTTGCACATGAACTTCATTGGAGAATTCCCGGCACTACGAAGGTTGATTTTAAAAGGATCAATGACTGGTGCATCAAGTTTGGATACCTGCACAAACGCTTAGATCACTACACCTACGAAGAATTGCCGAAGCTGGTAACGCAATTCACCAATATGCACACTGACTTTTTAAAGAAAATATAATGTCGAAAGATACACTTGTAGATAGCATTAGCTATAACAGACTTCAAAGTCTTTGTTCCTATTTGAATAGGGATTTTATGCAGAATCTTGAAAATATTAAAGCTATTATTGAAAAGGAATATGATGATCGTAGGGTAACCGATGTTTTCTGCCAGCAATTTAACACTGAACTTTATGATCCATTATTCTACTTCCATTACACGCCAAAAACAGCAGATGAATTGTTTTCCGAACAAATTAATTACTTTGTAAATAATCTATCACTAATAAACCACTAATTATGAAATACCTGTTATTAAGCTGCTTGCTTATCTGTTGCTTACAATCTAATTCACAAGACTGTATTCGCCTGACCGGAATGAAAGCTGATAGCGTTAATGTAATTCTTCAGAAGCTTGAAGAATTCGGCAAGGGAAAATATGTCTTCATTCGATCTGTGAATGATAACATTAAGATATATCGTGACACGATTAATAAAATGCAGTTACGCTTAGAAACATCGGGTTTAAAAGATTCCATTTGGATCAGTAGCTTTAATCTTGCCATGTATAATACTGATCCGCCAATGCCAACAGATTTACTTCAGTCATTTTTCAAGAAACTTGTAAAACCGATGTATAAGACCTGTCAGATAATATTTGAGAATGATATGATCATTAAGACAAAGAAAATAGAAGTGGTTTATTCTGAATCCCGTGGTGATGCGACTTTGGATAGAATACTAATACATTGATGTTTCTTTAACAATTCAGCCACAATAAATATAAAAAGCCACTGCAAACGCGGTGGCTTTTTCATGTAAGTATCTTTTTTTTATCCACACCTGATGAAATGGTAATATTGTATAACCTGCTTTACTCCAATGCCACACAATTCAGACAGATTAAACGAAAGAAACGAATACCTGCGCAAGCGGTTTCGGCACTACCGGGAAAATAACCCGCGCTGGACGATCATTGCCGTAATTGAAGCGGTAGCCGATGAAGTTTTCTTAGAGCCTACCACTGTTGCCAAGATATTGAAACAGTCAGGCCAAAAAGTGCCTTGCGTTCAAACTGTAAGCAAGTACAGCCAACTTGCCCTATGCTGGTAATCAGCTTATTAGGTGATAACTGTACACATCCGTCTTATACCCGATCACACTTACCACGCTTTGCGGCATAAAGTTTAGCATATTGCCGGTTACCGGCACTAACTGCTCTGTCAATACACGGCCATTTCCGTCCAATACAGCCCATCCGTTCATCAGCAGGTCAATTTCCTTCAGCTTTGTTTCATGCGCCTGTAATGCGGCATCTTGTGCTGCTGTATCCTGATTCTTGAACGGTGCGTAGTTGATGTAGTGTATTTTGATCTGCACCCCTTTAGCCAGGGCGCGCCTGCGCAGAAATTGAATGTCGTTAGACTTGGGCATTTCGATATAAATAGCCGGTACAACATAACTGGTATTGTCTTTACCCTTCTGATACTGTCCAATGTAGTAGAATACCGGGGCGATGGTTTTAAGCCTGTCCTTGATGGCTTTGTAAGTAGGGTAATAGAACATGGTTATCCTTTTAAAATGGTGTTTAAATCGCGTTTTATCTTGTCGGCTGCGTTATTGATCAGTTCCGGGCTTTCACCCATGAACTTGCGCCGAATCATTACAATTTCCTTGGACAAGGCAAACGCTTTGTACTGGTCGGCCATTCCGGTATCACTGCTTTCTTTTGCCTTATAGTGCATTGCCCAAAAGAACTTTCGCATCTTGTCGGTAACAGTAATGCGGCCACCTTCATTGTGAATCTGTGCATACGGTTTATCACTGGAAATGATCACTGAATTTCCTTCGATTCTGTAATCAATGCTTTCACTCAATTCACCGCTGAACGTAAGTATCTTCTGTGAATTGGTGCTTCCTGATCGTTTGCTTTTACGGGTTTCCCATTTGGTGCCGTCAAACCCTTCCTGCTGGAAATTCCTTTTGAAGTGCTTTACGGATTCAATACCAAGCACTTCCAGTACATCGAATTGTATGTAGTGCTTGACCATCTGCAAACGCCTGGTCAAATCATCAATACCGTGAATATTTTGGTTATCATTTCCCATTTCGTATATTTGTCCTGCGTTAGTCACGCCACATCGGAAACAGAGGCATACGCTCCACAATAGCAGGTACTTGTTACCTGCTATTGTCTTTTACAGGCCAGTTACCTTTCAGTATTTCTTCCCGGCTTGTATCATACCACTTACCACCGTAATACACACTTACCTTATCCATCTTTGAAAATCCGGTAGTAAGCGCACCTTTTGTGTAGCGATACACTTCCTGTGATGAAATGGTATTGTTATCATCAATCTTCAACAGAATATTATTGCACTGCTGATAGCATCTTTTGATCGCTTCACGTATGGCTGTACGTGTTGACTTGCTGACTACTTTTAAATCTGCTACATAAGCGTTGTTGATAAGGAAGTCAGGTGATTTGTTTCCTTTAGCACCATCCGCTAACAATTGCTTACGCAAAGCCGGATCTTGCACATCGGGCAATATCTTTATTGACTTCCCTGTTTGATTTACATAGCTGCGCGCTTCTTTCAGCACAACATTAAAATCATTGTTATCAAAGGCTAACGGATGCGCTTCTATGGTACCACCACTTTTACTTTTATACATCGGTTGGTATTCGGCTTTTGCAGCGACATCAGTATTGATGAATTTTTCAGCCTGTTTAATAAGTGCCGGTTGTTCTTTTGGCGGAACGGATTTGATATAGTTGTTATTCTTCAGATCAAACACCTGTCCGGTTATACCGCTGTTAAATGCAAATTCTTTCGGCACTTCAGGCAGACCATCAGGTACATCGTTTGCTTCATCATCAGTAGGTTCTACGCTGCATTGACATTTCCAGCCAACAGGTGGATAATGTGCCTGCCAAAATGGATCATCTATTGGTCTTGTTATACCAACATAGGCAAGATGTTCAGGACGTGGGTTTGCTGCTTTCGATTGTATGTATGTAAGGTTTGGATACAACCTTTTATTTCGCTGATATTTCTGCCAGTTAGCAGCCATACGTGCCTGTCTTACGGCTGTATCATATTCGGTATCCAAGTACGTTGTACGATAGGTAGCATCAACTTTTAAAGCTTCCTGTTTGAATTCTTCTTTGCTGCGAAGATTGCCCTGGTCATCCTTCAGCTTACTTGCCATTTCTTTTGCAGAAGCATGGCTTTTGAACATAGCAAATACGGCTGTGTTTGTCTGAAGCTGTTTTAAAAATTCATAGTTCGGTGTGCCGTATTCGATCTTTACATTATAGCCTTCTTCAACTGCTTTTTTCAGCGGTTCAAAATGTGTTTGAAACAAGGAAGCCTGCGTTGCGTTATCAATCTTTCGATCATTGTACAACTGGTCAATTGCCTGCGTAATTACATCTTCAATCTTTAAGTCTTTACTTAGTTGAATTCGCTGCCTTATAGAAAGCCCGTAAGTTATATCGGTACATATTTCGCACATGGATAGAAACGCTTTTATTTGGTGGTTTGTGGTGCTGCTGCCGGTTCGGTTGACGGATCAGGGTTTTGCTGTCCGTTGATCTTATTCTGCTTCAGTCTTAACAAGTAAGGGTAATTGAATTCATAACCTTCCAGTTTAAAGCCTTTTTTGATCAGGTAAGGCATTACGTTTTCACGTACTTCGTCAACCACTTTCTGAAGCCTTGCAATGGTGAAATCTTCCATTACACGTTCATGCACATTAGCGGCTCCAACGAACGCTTTCACATCACTGGTTCCAGTTTGTCCGTTGATGATCTTACTTACCTGTTCATCACAGATATTGATCACGTCTTTGAATGTTTCGTGGAACTTATCGCTTTTGCGTTCCAGCATAGTAATTTCATCGCCCTTCTGTCCAACAATAAAACCATCGGTGCCAAAGTTTGCGGCTTTGGTTTCCATATCATCCAGTTCATCATCGTTATTTGTATCAGCGATCACTACCAGCGTAGGCGTACCAACTTTTTCATTGGCGCGGCTCCAATCTGAACGGGCATAGTATTTCCAAATAACATTGTATGCGCATTCAACCAGGCACCCGAATTCATCCCGGCTTCCAAATTCAAGCAGATCAATATCATCTTTGATGTCACCATAAGCCAAGTAAGCCCCGTTGATGGTTCCTTCAATAAGTATCCATTGTTTTTCTATACTCACATATTCCCGGTCAATTAATGCAACCGATCCGATGTGAAATTCTTGGGGGTTAATATCATCACATTCAACAAGAGAAAAAGAATACCATTCTTCTTCCAGTATATATTCAAGAATCAGGTTGAACCATTTTTTTGAAAGTAGTGCAGTAGTATCTTCATCGGCATTACCGTCTTTATACAAAAGCCACGGTTCACTTAACACTTTCAGTTTAGCCTGTTTGATCTGACTTTTTAAATGACCATCGCGCATGATATAACGCATGATCTCGAAAAGCTTTTTACGATCCGGTGTGTCAGGATTAGAGGCCATTTGTATAGCAGACTTAATATCATCTATCTGAAATGATACTTCGCGCTTGTATTGCTTTCTGATTGCGCCGGTAGCCCTTTTTTTACTTCCATCACTGCTACTTGAATTAACCTGCTTCTTATTGGATAGCCTGATTGAATTCGAACCTGTGAATGGAACTTTAATGCCTAATATTTTCATATTAAATACTGTTTAAATGCTGTGTGTTCTTTTTGGAATACTTACAAATCTGCGCAGACCTTTACCGCTTGTTTGGGCGGTGTTTGGATCACCAGGATTGCCTTCACCATCTTCGGCCTGTTTGCCCGGAAGGTTCAAAATGTCTTTGCCTTTCGCGACCTGATCCAGTACATCCATTAGATCATCATGTGCCTTGATAAGTTTGGCAGGAATATCTTCATTATCGGAACGCATGTATAACTGATATACCGCAATGATCAATGCCATTTTTAAAATGTATCCATTACGTGCAGTACCTTCCTTTTCAAACTCTGCATCTACTGCATAGACAACACCGGCTTTTGTTTTGATGGTATCAACAGATTGCTTGCAGATGTCTGCAAGAATGGTGTTTTCATCTTCTGCTACAATAATATTCAGCAGGTCTGCGCTGATCCATTGTTTATAGTCTGCCTTTACTATGTACATGACTTTTATTTTGCGACATATACGGCACATCTTTCAATATGCTGTATCATGTCAAGTGATAAACCTTTTGATCTACGGCTTTGCTTTAACCTTCGCTTGGTAAGTGCAATGAATTCGCCTTCAAACAACACAACGAAAACCTTACGGCCTGTTTCTTTATGTTCTTTATCGGCTTGTTTAACAGCGCGGCGGTAGCTTCTTCTCCTTGCCCATACCTGTATAGCTTCTAATACTTTTTTCACAGGCGTACATATTTTGTGTTAGGCAAAAATTCACCGGCATCGTACTTGTCTTTCAGTTCACGCCATGAATAACCAAACGCGCGTTCAATATGCGGATCGTCCTGTATGCTTTTAAAATCGCCACCCCATGTAAAGCCCATTAACTTGAATGGCATTACTACTTCCTGCCAGTCTTTGATTCCGTCTTTATCAAGGTCAACATTGGTATCCCAAGACAATGATTCAAACGTGCCGTTATTGTCTTTGTCATACATGATGGCAAAATCAAATGCAAGGCCGTAGTTGTGCATACTACTACCACCCTTCGCGTTGGTAACAATAGAACCTGGCTTAGTTCGCCCTTGTGCATAC